ATATTTTAAATATTGATTCAACGTCAGAAATTTACCTGCTTCAAGAAGTTCAGGATGAAAAGTATGAGTTGTTGTTTGGTGATGGTTATTTTGGTAAAAAACTAGAAAATGGTGCAGTAATTACTGCGACTTACATTATTACAGATGGAAAAGCAGGTAATGGTTCTTCAATATTTTCATATTCTGGAAGAGTTTTAGATTCAGATAACAATCCAGTTGTTCCAACTAATAATATAACTATTACTACAAATCAGTCTGCTGCAAATGGTGGTGATATAGAGAGTATTGATTCTATTAAGTACTTTGCTCCTAGAATTTATGCTTCTCAGTACCGTGCAGTGACCGCCAGAGACTACGAAGCGATAATTCAGTCTATTTACCCTAATACAGAGTCTGTAGCGGTTGTAGGGGGCGAGGAACTTGATCCACCAGAGTTTGGACAAGTGTTAATAAGCATCAAACCAAAAAATGGTGATTTTGTTTCGGACTTTGATAAACAAAATATACAATCAAAATTGAAAAATTATGCTTTATCGGGTATAAATCAAAAAATAATAGATTTGAAGGTATTATATGTTGAAATTGATAGTGCAATTTACTATAACAGTTCACAAGTCAGCAATGTTAATGGAGTTAAAAGTAAAGTAGTGGATGTTTTGAACACATTCTCCACTTCAAATATTAATAAGTTTGGTGGAAGGTTCAAATATAGTAAATTAGGTCAAATAATTGATGGATCAGACAGTTCAATAACATCAAATATTACGAGAGTCATAATCAGACGTAATATGAAGTGTTTATTGAATCAATCTGCACAATATGAGTTATGTTATGGTAACACATTCAAGAAAAATGCAGGTGGGTTTAATATTAAGAGCACAGGATTCACTTTAGCAGATCAAACAGGAACTTTGTACTTTACAGATGTTCCAAATGAGACTGGTGATATGGGTGTTTTATCTGTAGTTAGAGAATCATCAGAAAGTAATGAATTTACTGTTGTAGTTAAGTCTGCTGGAACTATTGATTATAAAAAAGGTGAAATTATAGTCAACACATTAACCATAACATCTACTGTAGCATCAAATGATATTATAGAAATTCAAGCTTTCCCAGATTCTAATGATGTTATTGGTTTGAAAGACTTATATTTAAGTTTTTCTGTTGCAGATAGTACAATAAATATGATTAAGGATACAATTTCATCTGGTGAGCAGATATCAGGTGTCGGATATAAGACAACATCAAGTTATTTGAATGGAAGTCTAAAAAGAGGTGATACTTCTACAGCGACTGCTACTATTTCAACTAGCACAACTACAACATCAACCACAACAAGCACTAGCTCAGGTTCAACATCGTCTGGAGGCGGTTACTAAGAAATGATACAAACTGGTTTTGAGAAACGAGTACAGGTTCAGCAAATTTTAGCGAATCAACTCCCTGACTACATTCGGGCAGAGAGTCCAAAGACTCTTGACTTTCTAAAACAGTATTATATCTCACAAGAACATCAATCTGGTGCAACTGATCTTGCAGATAATTTAGATCAGTATATTAAAATTGATAATTTATCTCCAGAGATCATATCTGGAAAGACCACACTATACTCTGGTATATCTTCAACTACAGATAGTGTCCAAGTTTATTCTACAAAAGGATTTCCTAACCAATATGGTCTTTTTAAGATTGATGATGAGATATTTACATACACAGGACTAACCACAAACACATTTACTGGTGTTGTTCGTGGTTTTAGTGGGATTAGTAGTTATAGAACAAATTTAAACGCAGAAGAGTTACTTTTTGAAGAAACTAGTCAGGCAGCACATGAGGCTGGAGAGGAAGTTTTTAATTTAAGTTCAAATTTTCTCAAAGAATTTTATAAAAAGTTAAAATATACTTATACACCTGGTTTAGAGGATTTAGATTTTGTTTCAAACCTTGACGTTAATAATTTCATAAAAGAAGCAAGATCATTTTATGAATCAAAGGGCACAGAGGAATCATATAAGATACTATTTAAAGTATTATTTGGTGAAGAACCAAAAGTTATAGATTTAGAGCAATATTTACCTAAACCATCATCGGCAGAATTTTTAAGAAGAGAAATTGTTGTAGCAGAAAGAATTTCTGGAGATCCAGATAAATTAGTTGGTCAAACAATAAAAAAAGCATCTGATTTAACGACACAAGCATCAGTATCAGAAGTTGAAATTTTTACTAGGTCAGGAATAAGCACATATTTTAAATTAGGACTGTTTGTTGGGTTTGATGATAGAGATTTAATCGAAGGAACATTTGAAATACAACCTAAAACTGCAAACATAAATCCTGTATCAGTTGGATCATCAGTTATTACCGTAGATAGCACCGTTGGATTTGGAACAACAGGAACTTTGCTATCTGGTGATAACATAATCACATATTCATCAAAAACTGTAAATCAGTTCTTAGGATGTGATGGAGTTGATAATGCGATGGGTGTGAAATCACCAATAAGAACAAATGATGTCTTTTTTGGTTACGAAGATGGTGATTTGACCAAGAAGGTTGAAATAAGAATAACAGGTGTATTATCAGATGTAGAAACTATCGGAGATGTATCATCTGTAACTGAAGGGGAGAAAATATATGTAAAAAATGTTGGTGAAAAGATAAAAAATCCAGAATTAAATAAAACCCACAAACAAATATTCGCAAATTCGTGGATTTACAATACAAGTTCAAGATTTTTTGTAGATAATTTTAATAATGGATTTAATTTAAAAACCACTCCAGATCCCTCTGCATTAAAAGTTGGTGATATCGTAGATGTACTTCTAGGAGCGTCTGAGACGGTTGTTTTTGCAGATGCAACTGTTCAGACCATAAACGGTAAACAAGTCACTCTAGGGGGTTTGAGTGGGTCTCCTTCAGCAACTACAGATTACTCTATACGTAGAAAACTAGAAACAGTTAATAGTAGTGGTGCACCTCTAATTTACGGAAATGACTTGATTACTGCAGATATACAAAATTTGTATACAGAAAAGGAAAATTGCTTTTATGTTGCTGCTAGTTCACTTCCATCCTACACACTAACAAAAAATCTTGACCAAGCGATCATAACATCTCTTGTATCCACAAATTTACAAGAGTTTGATACAAACAAACTTAAATTTAGTGTATTATCATTTAATACTGATGTGCCTTTCAACACTGGTGAGGAGGTTATTTACAATGCAGAGAATAACACTCTTGACGGACTAGACGATGGTGTATCATACTTTGTTAAAGTTTTAGCAGATAAGAAAAAAATACAATTATATAGATCAAGATCATTAATTGATGCTGATAATGCAACAACACCAACTCGTGAATATTTTTCTGCACCTGCAACTTCAGGATTTCATAAGTTCACTCTAGTTACTCAAAAGACACAATTTATCCATCCTCAGAAATTATTACGTAAATTTCCATACAATCTTGATGTAAAAACAGGAAAGAACACTATAACATCACCAGGTGCCCTCGGAATGCTTGTGAATGGCGTAGAGGTTATAAACTATAAGTCTGAGGATAAAGTATATTATGGACCGTTAGAGAGCGTTAGAGTATTTAATGGTGGAACTAACTTTGATGTTGTTAATCTACCATCAATAACAATAGAAGCAGGTTTAACGACTGCTTTAGTTCAACCTGTTGTTAAAGGTAAATTGGTTGAGGTTTATGTTGATCCACAAGATTTTGATGTAAAGAAAGTATCGTCAGTAACTATTACGGGTGGTAATTCTACAGGAGCAGTTCTAAATGCTCAACTTGAAGAGAGGCATAGAACACTATCATTTGATGGTAGACAATCTACAGTTGGCGGTGGAGTTGACGTTACCAACGATAATATCACTTTCTTACAAAATCATAATTTAATTAGTGGTGATGAATTAATTTACAATAGAAACGGTAATAATGCTATAGGAGTTGGTATCCGTACCACTGCGTATCAGGATGGAATTAATTTAATTACTGGTCTAACACTTAATAATGGATCTGTTTATGTTGTAGAGGTAGTAAATAACAAAACTATTAACCTATATGAGACTCAAGCGGACTATTCTGCAGGTATTAACACTGTTGGTTTTACAACTGCAGAAACATCTGGAACTCATAAATTCAGAACTAAGAAAGCAAATAATACAATTTCTAAAATTTCAATTATAAATGCTGGAACCGATTTTGAAAATCGTAAATTAACTGTTCAACCTACAGGAATTAGCACAGCTCATGATACTATTTTCTTCAAAAATCATGGATTTAATGATGGAGAGTTAGTTACATATAGTACAAATGGAACATCAATTGGTGGTTTAGATACAAATATACGTTATAAAATAATTAAATTAACTAATGATGAGTTTAGATTAGCAAATGCAGGTGCTGCAGGAACAATTACTGCAAATTATGATAGAAATAATTACGTAAATATAGTTTCTGTAGGTAGTAGCGAACAATTTTTTGCATATCCTCCAATAAATGTAACAGTTAATGCAGATATTATTGGTGGTGTTGGGGTAATTACTGCAACTCCTGTAATAAAAGGGTCAATTTCTGATGTTTATTTAAATAATGCAGGGACTGGATATGGTTCTACAACAATTAATTTCCACAAAAAACCAACAATAACTGTAAAAACTGGAAAAGGTGCAGAATTAAAACCTATAATTGATGATGGAAAAATAATTAATGTACAAGTAACTAATACTGGAAGTGAATATACATCACCTCCAGATTTAGAAGTTGTTGGTATAGGATCAGGAACTGGTGCTAAATTGAGAGCAGTTGTTGTTAATCAAAAAGTAACTGATGTAGTAGTTCTTAATACTGGTATTGGTTATACTGCAGCAACCACCTCTATAAAAGTAACCTCTAGAGGTTCTAACGCATCTCTAGAGGCGACTATAAGACACCTTACACTTGATAACCATGAAAGACATGGAAACGAGATATTAGTGGACACTGAGGACGGTTTACAGTATGGTATGGTTGGTTACAGCACTGCAATCGGTCTAACAGAGTTTGGGGATAACAGTATTGATCATTCGCCTATAATCGGTTGGGCATATGACGGTAATCCAATTTATGGACCATATGGATATGATGATGCATCAAATTCTAACTCACAGATAAGAAATTTAACAACAAGTTATAGTCTATCAACTTCAGATGTTGTAGATAGACCCTCTGGATTTATCAATGGATTCTTTGTAGATGACTATAAGTTTGATAATTCAGGAGATTTAGACAAGCATAATGGTAGATATGGAAAAACTCCAGAGTTTCCAAATGGAGTTTATGCATATTTTGTAGGTATAAACACAAATACTCAAACATCAGTATTTCCGCATTATATCGGTAACTCATATAGATCAAAATTAATTGAACAGAGTTTTGATCAGACATTTGATTTTAATAATTCAGATTTAGTCAGAAATACACTACCATATGCTGTTGGTGATTCTGGTTCAGATAATGACTTCATAAATGAACCAAATGAAATATTATTGCAGAGTTCAACAATAGAATCAGTAAGTAAGGGTTCAGTTCAGTCATTTGATATACATGAGGCAGGTCAGGGTTATAAGGTTGGTGATTTAGCAACTTTTGATAATACTGGAACAAATGGTGGTGGTATAAGTGCTTCAGTTTCATCTGTAACTGGAAAAACTGTTGAAAATTTAGCAACCACTATTGAAGATTATCAAAATGCAAAATTAATTTGGAATAAATCTGGAGAAGTATCTGTACACACAAGTAGTCCTCATACTTTGTTAGACAATGATACTGTAGTCATTTCTGGAATATCTACATTTATTGCAAAACTAAATGGTAAGCATGTAATTGGAATTTCTTCAGAAAAAACAAAGTTAATATTAGACACTCCAGCGATCACTGCAGCAGGTATAGTTACTGATGTATTTGTTTCTACCATACCAAACATATCTGTTGGATCAACTATAGGAATAGGAACAGCAAGATTGTCTGTATTAAATATTTTTCCAGATAGAAGAGTTATCCGTGCGATTACAGAGCATACAGCAGGAATTCATACAGCATCAACAGAATTAGTTGAAATTACTGATAAATTTACAGTTCCCATAAAAACACCTTACTTTGAATCAAAATTAGATGATAAAGTATTTTTTAATCCAACTCAAGAACTTGGTATAGGAACTGTATCAGGTCAAAGTGGTATATCAACGATTGTGATTGGTAATATACCTATCCCAACTTCTATCCCAAATCAAAGTATATTCATACCTAATCATCCATTTACACAAAATCAGCAAGTTACATTAACAAAAGGTGGAAGCACACGTATAGTTGCATCCAATACTGGTGATAGTGCTACATTTAATATTCCTGAGTCTGGTGAGACACAAACTCTGTTTGTTATCAATAAGTCTAAGAATCTCATAGGTTTGACTACTCAGGTAGGATTGACCACTAGCACAGATGGTTTATTCTTCAGGTCATTCAGTTCAAATAGTAATGATACTGACTTTAAATATTCAATTGAGTCTAATTTCTCTCAAGAAACTGCAAGAATTGAGAAAATTAAATCCACAATATCAATATCAACTACTCATGGTCTTGAAAATGGTGATATAGTAACATTAACAGTTAAACCAAAACAATCTTTAGGTGTTGGTACATCAGAATCAATATTACTAAAATATAATTCAGAGAATGATAAAATATTAGTAAATCCAATATCTTTTGGATCAACATCAGTTAATTTGACCAAAAATGAGTTTGAACTCACCTCACACGGATTTGAAACAGGTGAAAAGGTATTTTATGATTCATCAAACTTCATTACAGGATTAGGCACAGGATCTTATTTTGTACATAGAGTAGATGATAATAAATTTAATCTATCACTTACTAGAAAGGATAGTGTAAGTGAACCTCCATCAATCATTGATCTCCAGTCACAGGGTTCACTTCATGAAATTAGTAAAATAAATCCAGTTATTTCAGTTATAAAAAATAACAATTTAGTATTTAATACTGGTGATGCGTCTTTATCTGGATATAATGTAAGAGTATTCTATGATAATAAATTCAACAATGAATTAGTTTCAATAGGGTCAACATTGAACTTTAGTGTTATTAGTGCAGGTAGCACCACAACTGTATACTATGATGATGCTTTACCATCCAAAATTTACTATTCATTAGAGAAAGCAGGTTTCATCAGCACTGCAGATACTGATGTTAAAAATTATTCTGAGATTACATTTGAAGATAGTAGTTATAATGGATCATATACTATCGCTGGTGTAGGTGCTACAACCTTCAATATATCTGTAAGTGAGTCACCAGAACAACTATCATATATTAAGACCACTGCCGACATATCTTATACTACTAAGTCATACGCAGCAGAGGGTGGTGTTGGATCATTAAGTCTTACATTTGGTGGTGCAAATTATAAGAAACTACCTGAGTTTGTAAGTATAGCATCAACTAATGGTATCAATGCAGATATAATACCTGTATCAGAGACTGTTGGTAGGATAAAAGAATTTACAATTAATGACCAAGGATTTGACTTCTCAGCGGATAAGACATTAAATCCAGAAGTCTTTATATCACCTAACATCACAGTTGTAGATAGAAATGAAATTACTGATATTGAAATTACTGATGGTGGTAAGGGATACAGCTCTGCACCAGATCTATCTCTCGTTAATCCAGAAACTGGAATTAAATATGATACAGGAGTATTGAAAGCAAAGATACAAGGTGCTGCGATCAATGAAATAGATGTAATAGAAACACCTGTTGGTCTTAATGAAGTCACAAATTTAGTTTTTGCCGAGAACAATGATAATGGTATTGGTATAAACAGTTGTTTCACAAATACAACAGGTATCGTTACATGTTTCTTAGCAACACCAATTTCAGGATTTACTGCAGCACCATTTGCAGTAGGTGATAAGGTTTTTGTTGAAGGAATAGTAAATATATTAAATCTTGGTGATGGATTTAATTCAGCTGATAACAAATATAATTTCTATGATGTTATTTCTTACTCAAACACAAATCCTGCAAAATTAGTATTTGATGCATCTCAATTTGTAACAACAAATCCTGGTATTGCTGTTACTGCTCAAAATTCTTTCGCTTCAGTAATTAAGAAAACTAATTACCCTGTCTTTAAAGTTACACAGTCTGCAAGAGCATTCATAGAAGGTGAGAAGATATTTACAAAAGTAGGAACTGATTTTGTCGAAAGAGATTTAGTTATTACAGAAAACTTAAATGATACAGTTAAGGTATTTGGCACATATGAACTAAGCGTTGGTGATCAAATATTTGGACAGAATTCAGGAACAGTAGCGACAATTAAGATACTTAAGGAGAACAAAGCAACATTTAAGGTTGATTACTCTTTGAGAAAAGATACTGGTTGGTCAAATGATACTGGTAAGTTGAATCTTGATTATCAAGTTTTACCTGATAATGATTACTATCAAAATCTTTCATACACAATTAAGAGTAGTCAAACATACGATAAACTATCATCCACAGTAAATGGTTTAGTGCATCCAACAGGATTGAAAAATTTCTCTGATACAGGCATTACTACTGTTACTAAGGTTTCTATAGGATCAAGTTTAGAGTCAACAAGCACCGCTACGTTAGATATTGTAAGTGAAAATAGAGTTGATACACTAAATTTCTTTGATCTAGGTATAGATGTTGATACCCTTCCAGATGATATTAATCCAACAAAATCAAAATTTATTAAATTTAATAACAAAAAATTATCTGATTTTATTAATTGTATTAGTAATAGAGTGCTATCAATTGATGATATCAGTTCACAATTCTCTAATGCTGGTGGTGCTGAATCAGAGTTATTTGTAGATGCCCATGACTATAGTTTATTAGATGGATACTCAAGATTTTTGGTTCAAGTTATTGATCCTACAGGTAGTGAGAGACAGGCAACAGAGATAATTACATTACCATCAGCAACAGGAGATATAATCACATTTGAGAAGGGATCTCTTGATAATAGATCTGATCATCAGATAGCAAACATAGAGGGTGATTTAACTGATAACACTTTAAGTCTTAGGTTTACACCATTTGAAAAGTTCAATACCGATTATGATTTAAAGATTATTAAAAATAAATTTACATCGTCAGGAATTGGATCCACTTCAATAACAATAGGTTTTGTTGATCTTATATCATCGAATCAAATAATAAGTGCAGGTTCTACAAATAATTTACTTTACAGAGAGGCAGGAAAAACTGAGTCTCTATTTGTTAATGCTGAAATATTTAATGGTACCACTAATGAAAGAACTTACGCAGAAATATTCATAGATCATGATGATACTAATACCTTTGCATCAGAGTTTTACTTTGATAATGATTCAAATGATACATTATCTGATAGATTTATTGGTACATTTACTTCAAGTATAAGTTCTGGAATATTAACTCTTGATTATATAAACACTGATCCTAATGATGTTACTGTAAGGACTAAAATTGTAGGATTTGGAACGACTGCTTCAGGAATTGGAACACATACATTCAAAGCATCTGGGCAACCAGATTCTTCAGTCAATTCTGCTAGATTACAAACAAATTACGTAAGCATTGCTTCTACTGGAACTGTTTTCAGTGTAGGAAAATCTGATGTTACAACAGTCAAGGCAATCGCTAAGGTTGGATATGGTAATAGCTCTGCACTACATCAATTCCTCATTATTAATGATACTACTGATTCCTATATTACTCAATATCCATTTTTACCAGTTGGAACTGGAAATACCACAGGTATCGGTACATTTGGATCTGAATTTAATGGTTCTAATCTTGATGTTAAGTTCTTCCCAGACGCAGGAGTATCAAACGTAACCGTACAGACACATAGTGAAATTATTCAAACCACATCAGATTTAGTTAATATTCCAGATGCATTATCATATGGAACTATAAGGGAAGAGGTAATTACTGCTGGTTATAATGCAAGAAATGGAAATAGAGTTAACAAAACTGACTTTGATATCAAACATGAAGGTGTTCCAATATTCCAGAAGACTTTCGATCCAACAATAGTGTTGGATGTATCAACAGGTATTTTCAACGTTCCTGATCACTTCTTCAACACAGGTGAAAAACTTACTTATGCAGCAGGTTCCTCTTTCTCTGGTGTAACTGCTGCTAGTTTACAGACTGGTGGTAGCAACATACCAACAACTGTATATGCAATTAAGAGTGGATCTGATGAATTTAAGTTAGCAACATCAAGAAATAATGCCCTTGCAGGGACTGCGATAGGTTTCTCAACATTTGGATCTGGTAATGCACACACCTTAACAATGGATAAGAAACTATCCAAAGCGATCATATCAATTGATGGTGTTGCACAGAGTCCAATAGCGTTTACAAAGTTATCATACACTTTACAAGATAATTTCGGATCTGTTGGTGCAGCAGAGACAGTATTCTCTCTATCGGGTATTGGAACCATCGGCAGTGGTGATTTAATAAAGATTGATGATGAGTTTATGAAAGTAAACTTAGTTGGTCTTGGAACTACAGCAGTTGGACCTATCACTGGTTCTGGTACATTTAACCTCATTGATGTTACAAGAGGTGTTGTTGGATCTACTGCTGCTTCACATAATGATGGTGCGACAGCAAGGGTACACTTAGGATCTTATAATTTTGTGGGTAGTAAGATACACTTTACAGAACCACCATTAGGTGATAGCACCAGAGTTTTTGATCCAGAAACTCTCATTCCTGAAGCAAGATCAACCTTTGGTGGTAGAGTATATCAAAGACAAGATTATACAACTAATACAGTATTTGATAATATTAGTAGAGACTTTACAGGCATAGGTGCAACATACACACTTACAGTTGGAGGTGCAAATACTACTGGTATTGAAACTGGAAGCGGTGTACTGTTTTTAAATGATATATTCCAAACACCCACCACAACAAATAATGCTGGAAACATTTATGATTTTGTAGAAGGAGCAACAGGTATTACAAGTGTAACCTTTACAGGTATCACTGATGCTAATAATGATTTAATCATATCAAATGAAGATGTTAACAAGAATCAACTACCAAGAGGTGGTGTGATAGTTTCACTAGGTTCCACAAATGGTTTAGGATTTGCTCCATTAGTTGGTGCAGCAGTCACTGCAGTTAAGAATCAGAACGGTGTAATTACCGCTGTTGGAATCGGAACTGCAGATACACATGGATCTGGATATAGGGGCACAGTAGCGATTGGTGTTACAGATGTAGCGTATGAGCATAGATTTGAAAGTGCTGGTATTGGATCTATTAGAAAGGGATCATTTGCAGGTCCTGCTTATACAGCGACTAACGCTGTATATACATCATTTAGTGGTGAGTTTGTTATTACCATACCAGATCACAACTTAAATATAAATGATACAGTTGGTATTGATACTGGTGGTATTGTCTTTAGATGTTCAAAGGATCATTTTGCAACTTTACATCCATATCCACGTTCAGGTCCTACACCAACATCTACAAATGGTGATCCAATTGTAGGTATACAGACAACTATTACAGCAACCACGACAAACACAATCACAATAAACGTTGGTGCTGGTGGTGGTGCAGGAACTGGTGCTGTTGTAAATGCAACAGTGGGCGTGGGTGGAACACTCACATTTACAGTCTCAAATGGTGGAACTGGATACGTACAACCACAGATCAACATACCACAACCATCATATGAGAATCTTGAAGTTGTTGGTGTATCAAGATTAGGCGTTGGTGCGACAACTGAGACTGGTAAAAACTTACTTATAACTGTAGATGTTGGTCCTACAAGCACAGTTGGTATAGGGTCAACACTTCGTGAGGTTAAGTCATTTAAGATTGCTAGACAAGGATATGGGTTTAGAAAAGGTGATGTATTTAAACCAGTCGGACTTGTAACTGATCGTGGATTAGGATCAGTGGTTCAAGACTTTGAATTGACTGTTCTTGAAACATTTACTGATTCATTCGCATCATGGCAGTTTGGTGAATTGGATAATGTCGATTCAATTAGAAATCTTCAAAATGGTTCAAGAACAAGATTCCCATTAGAATTTAATAAGGAGTTATTGAGTTTTGAAACAAATAACTCTGAGATAGACCTAAACGCTGTTCTTCTTATATTTGTAAATGGTGTAATACAGGAACCTGGTCAACATTATCAGTTTGAGGGTGGTACATCATTTACATTCACTGAGGCACCAGGAGAAGATGATAAGGTAGATATATTCTTCTACAGAGGATCTCGTGGTACAGACAGTGTTTCAGTTAATACTGTAGAGACTGTAAAACAAGGTGATATTCTAACTCTTAAGAAGAGAGACAATGATCCAAACACTCTTGATCAAGATCCTAGAACAATATACAATATTACAACATCCGATAAAGTAGAGACTAATCTATACACAGGATTAGGTATAAGCACTGTACCAAGACCCATAAGTTGGACGAAACAAAAGGTTGATAAGAATATTGCTGGTGAGGCAGTATCAAAGGCAAGAGACTCTATCGAACCTTTGGTATATCCAACAGGTAGAATAATAAGTGATTTATCCACATCTGGCACAGAAATATTTGTAGATAATGGTAGACTATTTGATTATGAAGTTGGAAGTCCTATCAGTATTGATGCATTGCTAGTTAACACTTCAGGTGATCCAGTTGCAGCAGCGATTACAGCAACTGTATCTGCAGCAGGTACAATCAGTGCACTTACCATCAGTGATGGTGGATCTGGGTATACTGGATCAACAGTTGCTGTTAAGATATCTGCTCCTAGTGCAATCGGTGTTGGTATTGGAACAACTGCATCTGCTACTCTAAGCGTAGTTAATGGTGTATTATCAGGAACAGCAAATATAACCAATCCTGGTCTTGGATATACTCATTCAGTTCCACCACAAGTAATTACTGCGTTACCTACTGTATCTCTTGAAAATATTACTAATGCTGGTGTAGCAACTGGATTCTCTGGTATCATCACTGGTATTCAAACAGCGACAGGCATCGGTGGTAATCCTCTTGCACTTGAATTTTTTGTTACTCATCCAAGTATTTCTGCACTAGCAGCAAATAATAGAGTACTAGTTTCTGATACAGTTACTGGTTTTGGTATTACATCAATTGATGGTCACAATTTATCAATTGTAGGTGTTGGTAATACATTCTTAGATAACATCTACAAAGTAGATGCATTCTCAAGAGTTAATAATGCTGGTATACTAACATGTAATATATTATCAACAACAAGTGTCGTAGGCATTGCGACAACAGGTTCATCAACTAATCCTTGTGGAACATTATCATTTGGTAAGATCTCTGGATTCACAAGATCTAGCACTCCAATATCAATCGGAGTTACTGGATTTACTGCAAGTACAGGTCTTTCAACCTTCCCAATTTTACAGAGACGAGGGGCAGGTTTAAGAGATACTGGTGGATTAAGTAAATAACTCAGTCTCTGACGTATAAATATAGAAAAAACCCAATTCGATGGCCGCTATTGTAACAGATCAGTTTAGAATATTAAACGCAAGTAATTTTGTAGATAACGTTACAGACTCTAACAATTCTTACTACGTGTTTGTTGGTCTGTCCAATCCAACTACATCAGGGTTTGGTAGAAAAACAGATTTTAATACTGATACACCAAGTCCAACAGATAACATCAACTACATGAACTTTGTAGGTGATAACATGTCTTTTGGTAAAAAAGTCACTTCTGATAATGTAAGGAGACTTGTGAGAAAAATATCTTGGTCTAGAGGCACCAAGTATGAGATGTATCGTCATGATTACAATTTGAACAATACATCACCCATCACAGGATCAGCAAGATTATATGATGCAAATTACTATGTTATGAATAGTGATTTTAAAGTTTACGTTTGTATTGATAATGGATCCTCTGGTATCAATACAACTGGTAACGCATCACTTGACGAACCCACATTTACAGATTTAGAACCATCTAAAGCTGGAACTAGTGGTGATGGTTATCAATGGAAATACTTATTTACAGTATCTCCTAGTGATATTATTAAATTTGACTCAACAGATTTTATCTCCGTATCTAATAGTTGGTCAACATCAACTGATTCTCAAGTTGTAGCAGTCAGAGACAACGGTGATTCTGATGTTAATAATAACCAAATTAAAAAGGTATATATTGAGAATCAGGGTGTAGGATACTCAAATGGAACTGGTCAAGAGGTAAACATACTTGGTGACGGTACAGGTGGTAAAGTTGTTATTGATGTTGTGAATGGTAAAATAACAAATGCTGTGGTTTCAGCAGGAGGTAAAGGATATACTTATGGTATGGTTGATCTAGGTGCGATTGGTAATACAAGTGCGTCTACTAAAGCAAGCTTAATACCAATCATTCCTCCCTCTAAAGGTCATGGTCACGACATCTATAAAGAGTTGGGATCAGATAGGGTATTAGTATTTGCTAGATTTGATACATCAACAACAAATGATTTTCCTGTTAATACTAGTTTTTCTCAAATAGGTATTCTCAAGAATCCTACATCTATTGGATCAACTTCATTATTTACAGATCCTACATTTTCATCTGTAGGTGCATTGAAACTATCAACTGCAAATGGAACACCTACCATCGGTGAAACAATTAGTCAGGTGGTTACTGCTGGAACAGCGAAAGGATTTGTTGCAGCGTATGACGTTGATACTAAGGTAATTAAGTTTGTTCAAGATAGATCAAGTTTCTTGAATCAAACTTCATTTGATACTACAGATTATGTTGGAGTATCTACCTTTGCTAAAGTTCATGCTTTTGAATCTAACACTAACCAAGTTAACTGTGGTACAAGTGGATTCAATGGTTCTATAGACACTGGATTTACAGGTGTTAGCACCAATCCAACTGGAACCAAATTAATATCATTAGACACACAATTCACACAAGGGGTCTCTAATCCTGAGATAAATAAAAAGTCAGGTGATATAGTATATCTTGATAATCGACCATTGATTACAAGAAATGCTAGACAAAAAGAAGATGTTAAAATTATTCTAGAATTCTAAAAAATGCCACAGAAAACGAATTTAAATATAAACCCATTTTTTGACGATTTCGATAAGAATGATAATTTTTATCGTGTCTTGTTCAAACCTGGTTTTCCTGTACAGGCAAGAGAATTAACACAGTTACAATCAATATTACAGAATCAAGTAGAGTCGTTTGGTAGTCATATGTTTAAAGAGGGATCAATGGTGATTCCTGGTAATATTAATTACAACAACACTTATAGTGCAGTAAAAATAAATTCAGATCATTTAGGTATTGATGTAACTGTGTATACAAAGCAGTTACATGGTAAAAAGTTAAGAGGTCAATCCTCTGGAGTTGTAGCTATTGTTGATGATTGCTTTTTCCCAACAGATGGTCCTGAATATCCTGATGTTACATTATATGTTAACTATTTGAAATCAGGCACAGATAATGAATCATCCAGTTTTGAAGATGGTGAAATATTAATAACTGAAGACACATTTACTTATGGAAATACAACAATATCTTCAGGTGAAACAGTAGCAACATTAGTTAGTCAAGATGCAACAGCGACTGGATCTATTGCATCCATAGGTCAAGGTGTATTTTTTGTGAGAGGAACATTTGTAGATGTCGCTGCAAGCAGTATAATTTTAGATCCTTACACAAATAATCCATCATATAGAGTTGGACTTACAATTTTAGAAGAAATAGTATCTGCTAAAGATGATAAATCACTATACGATAATGCTAAAGGATTCTCAAACTTTGCTGCACCAGGTGCTGATAGATTAAAAATATCAGCAATTTTATCTAAAAAATCACTGAATGATTATGATGATAAAACTTTTGTAGAACTTTTAAGAATTGATAATGGGGAAATAAAAAAATTACAGAACAAATCTGAATATAATTTAATTAGAGATTACTTTGCAAAGAGAACATTTGATGAATCAGGAAATTATTCATTAGATAATTTTCAGATTGAAATTAATGAGTCATTGAATGATCGCCAATCTAATGAAGGAGTTTATTTTGAGGGACAGCAAACTGAGCAAGGTAACGTACCATCAGAAGATTTGATGGCTGTCAAGATATCTGCTGGAACTGCGTATGTAAAAGGTTACGATATTGATAAACTAGGAGAAATCATAGATGTCGATAAACCAAGAGATGTTTTAAAAATAGAAAATTCTCAAGTTCCTTTTGAATTTGGCACTAAATTTAAGTTAAACAATGTAAATGGAACTCCACAGATAGGAGCAGCGACCACTTTTACTGTTGGATTGTATGATAAGAGAAGAACAGGTGCAACAACACCTCCAGGCACTACTACACAAATAGGTGAAGCAAGAGTATACATGCATAATTTATCTGATGCAACTTACTCCAACGCTTCTACAGAGCATGATTTATATGTCTTTGATGTGCAGACTTTTGTTAATCTAACCATAAACACAGCACTTAGTCCTTTAGAGTGTCCAGCATCTTCTTTCGTAAAGGGGAAAAGTAGTGGTGCAACAGGATTTGTTCAAACTACAGTCAGTAATACAACAGCAGTTACCTTAACTCAGACATCAGGAACTTTTATATCTGGCGAGCAAATCATAATAAATGGTGATGAATCACTTGTAAGATCTATTCAATCATTAAAAACAAACAGTATTCGTGATGTAAAATCGGTTTATCAAGGAACAAGTGGAATTACAGGATTTGCTGTTAACTTTATAGGAGATATTGTTTTACAAAAGACATCAGTATCAGGTATTGGGATAGCAGATCAAGTTCAAATTGCTACTAATGGTGTTGTAACAGGTAAATCAACAGTAATTTCTAGTTTAAAAGTCGGTGATATAATTAAATATCCAGTCGCAGGTCAAGCAGTTGATAGTTTTAATCGTATTGAGAGTGTAGGTGTAACAACTGCAAAAGTTGAAGCAGTTACAGACGTAAGTGGTGTATGTGAAGGAGGTCTACCATCTGCAGCAGTTCAAACTAATATAGTTGTAGGATCACCTGTAGTATCTGAAAATGGTGGTTTATTTGCACCTGTTGGAAGTAATAACGTGTCCACAGTTAATCTTGGATCTTCAAATTTATTAGTTTCAAAACAAGTTACTGGACAATCAACAAATTCAGTTACAGGTGCTTTGAGTATACCTATTAGTAATGCAAGCATAGGATTAAGTAGTGCTTTGTTTGAAACATTTGATGCTGAAAGATATTATGTTGCTTATAGTGATGGAACAGTTGAGGATTTAACATCAGATCAAGTAACTCTTGGTTCTGGTGGTGCAACAGTTGAATTCACTGGACTAAATGCAGGTGCATCAAACGTTGTTGTTAATGTTACTGCAAAGAAAATAGGTATTAAGAGTAAGAAAAAAGAATATATTAGAAGTGAAAAATTAACAATCAATAGAACAGTATCTGCTGCTTCAACTGCATCAAGTGGACTTACCACAAGCACGTATTTGGGAACAAGAGTTCAAGATGATGTTATCTCATTAAATTTACCAGATGTTGCAGAGGTCATTTCAGTTCACGAGTCTTTAGATACATCAGCACCAACTTTAGATTCATTAACATTTCCATCAGGTTTAACTCTTGATACTTCCTCAATATTAGGTGAGAAGATTCTAGGATCTACAAGCGGAGCTCTTGCTCAAGTGGTAACAAGATCATCAGCAACTAAAGTTGAGATTGTATATCTAAATTCATCTAAATTTGTAGTTGGAGAGATAGCAACATTTGAAGAATCAAATATCACTTCTGTTGTTCAAGTTGTTGATAAAGGAAATTTCCAAGATATTACATCAAATTATACTTTAGATAAAGGTCAGAGAGATCAATTCTACGATTATTCTCGTATAGTGAGAGACGCTGATTATATTCCATCAAGACAATTACTTGTAATATTCAATTACTTTGAAGTTCCAAGTAGTGATACGGGAGATGTGTTTACTGTAGATTCATATCCTTCAGAATCATTCAAACACGATATTCCTAGCACAGATTCTGGTGTAAGAGCATCTGATACATTAGATTTCAGACCAAGAGTTGGTAGATTTACAGCAACAAATACCTCACCACTTGCATTTTCCAGTAGAGATTTTTCAGCATCAACAAATCCAAGTCTCACTGTTACACCACAAGAAAGTTCATTAATTGGATATGAACATTATTTACCAAGAATTGATAAAGTTGTTTTAGATAAAAATGGTGTGGTGAGTGTGGTAAAAGGTGTATCGTCAGTTGATCCAAAAGAGCCAGAAGGTATAGATGAATCTATGCATTTGGCGACAATTAGTCTTCCTGCTTATCTTTATGATGTTAAAGATGCTTTTATTAAAGCAGTAGATAATAGAAGATACACCATGAGAGATATTGGCGATCTTGAAGATAGAATAGAAAATCTTGAAGAACTCACATCTCTTTCTTTACTAGAACTAGATACAAAAACTTTCCAAGTTAGGGATGTTGATAATTTAGACAGATTTAAATCTGGATTTTTTGTTGATGATTTTAGAGACACTCAGCGTCAGGATGTTACTTCAAAAGGTGCTACAATTACAGGTCGTGGGGAATTTACAACTGCAGTTGATTTTTACACAGTTGCACCTGAACCTGCTCTAGAACCATCTATAAACGTAGATACTGCAGACTTCAACGCTAATTTAGAATTATTAGACTCAAACGTTCAAAAAACAGGTAATCATGTTACTTTAAAATACACAGAAAATGACTGGATAACTCAACCATTAGCATCAAGGGTTGAGAACGTAAACCCATTTAATATGATTGAGTTTGTTGGTAACATAACTTTAAATCCAGCATCAGACTCTTGGACAAGGACTATAGTGGTACAGGGTAGTGGTGTAAGAACTGTTATAGGTAGACCAATAGTAAGTAGAAATCCACCAGCAGCTCCTGTTGGTCTACTACCAGGTCAAAATCCACCATCTTTGGGTGGAAGAACAAGATTTGTCGGTAATCTTTTGGAGAGATCATTCATTGAAACTGTTCAAGGTCCAATTGTCCCTGATACTCACATAAGATCAAGAAACGTTGCTTTTAATGCAAGTAGTTTGAGACCATTGCAAAGACATTACGCTTTCTTTGATAACACTAGTGGAATTGATATAATTCCAAAATTAACTGAAATCACTATGACTTCAGGTTCATTTGTTATAGGTGAAACAGTCAAAGGTTACATTGGTGGATCACACGTATTCAGTGCGAGAGCGTACGCTCCTAATCATAAAACTGGTCCTGGTGGGTCTCCAACAACAACTTATAGTTTGAATCCTTATGATAGAAGTGTAGAATTACCATCAGTATATTCATCATCTTCAACTATTTTAAATATTGACGTAAATTCTTTAGTTGATGAAGTCATAGGTAAATATTTTGGATTTGTAACCGAAGGTATGACTTTACTTGGTGAAACAAGTGGATCACAGGCAACAGTTTCAAGTGTAAAGTTAATACCAGATACTTTTGGAGATCTTAGTGGAGCATTATTCTTTAGAGATCCATTCACCACTCCATTACCACCATTAAGGTTTACTGTAGGCACAAAGACATTTAAATTAACATCAAGTAGTACAAATGCAACACCATTAAAAGGAAGTTTGTTAATTAGTAGTGGTGAAACGACATATGAGGCAAGTGGATTAGTTGATAACTTGCGTAGACAGAGAGTCAATGTTTTTAGACCTGTATTCAGAAGAAGAAGAGGTGGTAAGAAAGATCCTCTAGCACAATCATTCACTGTTGATGAGACAGGTGCATTTCTTACTGCAGTTGATTTATTTTTTGCAAATGTTGACCCTTCAGAAAAAGTAACTGTTCAGATTAGAACAGTAGAATTAGGAACTCCTACAGAATTATTAGCAGCGAATCATGCAGAAGCTGTATTAGAACCATCTCAGATAACAACATCTACAGACGGAACAGTTCCAACAAAAGTTTCATTCCCATCACCAATATACCTTGAAACTGATAGAGAGTATGCTGTTGTTGTTTTAGCACCAACATCAAATCTATATGAACTATGGGTTGCGAGAATGGGTGAAAAAACTGTAAATACTACAACTTTACCTGATGCAGAAAGTGTCCTTGTTACTAAACAATATGTTGGTGGTAGTTTGTTTAAATCACAGAATGGAACTATTTGGACTGCAAGTCAGTTTGAAGATATGAAGTTCAAACTTTATAAGTGTAATTTTAGCACAACATCAGGAACTGCATTCTTCTATAATCCTAAACAAGATATAGATAGTGCTTCATCATTATTGAGACCAGATCCAATTAAAACTCTACCACGTAAGTTAAAGGTTGAGATTAGTAATACTACTGTAATGAATAGTATTCTAATACCAGGTGCAAAGGTAAGTGATGAAACAACATCAACTGCAATTTCAGGCATAGTTGAAAAAGCAGGTGGAACAGCTAACGCTATGACTAAAACAAATGTTGGTGTTGGTTACTCACAAGGTACTTACACAGGTGTGCCTTTATATAATATTACTGGTTCAGGTGAAAATGCAACAGCTACGATAGTAATTAATGCTTCTGGACAAATTAATTCTGACCCATCAAGCATCAGTGGTGGTAAGGGATATGTGGTTGGTGATGTATTAGGTCTAACAACTAGCACAATGGTAAAAGGATCTGGTGCACAAATAACCGTTACAGGTTTATCAAATAGAAACACACTTTATCTAACAAATGTACAAGGCACAGAATTCACTGCTGGTCGCCCTCTAGTTGTATATAATGGTAGCACTGCTGTGTCTATGGCTGGTACTACTATTGCAAACACAACTCAAACTATAAATGATCTTTATGAAGGAAATGTAATTGAAGTAAATCAACCTAGTCATGGTATGCATGCTGATAATAATCTTATCAGAATATCTGGAGTAAAACCAAATTCAATTCCCACAACTATCTCAGCAGCGTTAGGTATTAACGATAGTTCTGTATCAGTCGCCAATACTACAGGATTTAATTTCCAAAGTGGAATTCATACAAGTGCTGGATATGCACAAATAAATGGTGAAATAATTTTTTATAATTCAATCACTGCTGGAGTATCACCTGCAGGTTCACTAGGAATTTCATCAAGAGGTGTTGATTCAATACAAAGAGCACATGATGTCGGCACTCAGATATTCCCTTATGAACTAAATGGTATGACATTGAATAGAATCAATACAACACATACTTTACCATCAAGCACTTTATTAAAATCTAAAAGAGATCTTGATAAGTATCATATTCAGATACTTAGAGGTGATATTACAAATCCTGATGATGTACCAAGTTTTACGGATGAAAATCAAATAGGTGGATCTGAAGTAAGAGGAACAAGAAATATACAATTTAATAGAGTCACTCCAGTGTTTGATGTGATAACACCAGGCGAAGGATCAAATATATCGGGAACAATTAGAACAGTATCAGGAACAAGTGCAGGTGGATCTGAGATATCCTTTATAGATCAAGGATTTGAGAGTGTTGCGATAAACAATGATACTGAATTATCATCTCCTAGAATTGTTGCATCAAATACAAATGAGAGTAGCAAATTAACTGCGTTACCAAAAACTAAATCACTTACTCTTGGTTTAACCTTAGAAAGTAATGATCCTAATCTATCTCCTATGGTTAATATCGTAGACGGTGCAGGAATTGTCTTAGGTAGAAATGTTTTAAATAATCCGATTGAAAATTATGCATTTGATGGTAGAGTCAATCTTGCATTAGAGGATCCTCATGCTTCAACATATGTAAGTAAAGAGGTAAACCTGAAGCAACCAGCAACATCACTAAAAGTATTAGTTGGTGCTTATCGTGATTCATCTGCAGACTTTAGAGTCTTGTATAAATTATCTCGAACAGATTCAAGTAATGTTGAACAAACATTTGAACTATTTCCTGGCTTTGATAATATGACTGATAGTGATGGTGACGGATTTGGAGATAGAGTTATTAACTCTAATAATAATAGTGGAAGAGCTGACTCAAATATTCCTGCAAGTTCTCAAAATAGTTTTTCTGAATATCAATTCAGTATAGATGAACTTGAACAATTTACAGGATTTCAAATTAAGATTGTAATGAGTGGAACTAACGAAGCAAGAGCACCTAGATTTCAAGATCTAAGGGTAATAGCGTTAGCATAATGAAAACATTCAAACAGTTTATGGAGAAATTCATAAAGTCAAATGCAACTCCAAAGGGCACCTTTACATATCCATATGATACAAGAGAGGGTGGTATCTTTGATAAGTTAAGAACTCAAGACGCTATTGATTATGAAAATGCGGAATTTTTGAGAAATACAGGAATACCTATAGATTTAACAAAAAAGAAAAAAATGCAAAAGGTAAAAGCATCATGATTTTCTTTTCGTTAATTCTCTCATTCTTTGCAAATCATCTTCCTGTGATGTATGTGCAGGTCCCTCAGTGGGCAGATGATTGGGCAGTATGTGCGGTTGATGTACCTGATGCAAAATGTCACTGGTATGTGATGTCTCCTGATAATACTTTTGGAGAGGGGTTTAGTTGGGAAGATGCCCCTTGGTTTGATGCAAACGGATTAAATGATGTCGCACCTATGCAAGCAAAGACAGTTGTAGAGAGGTTGCAGAATAAATAATGAAAAATCCAGTTCCATTAAGCATTGTTCCCAAAATATTCTGGATAGCAGTTGGTGCAGCAGTTTCCATGAGTATACTATTATGAAAACTTATAAAGAATTCATAACAGAGAGAAATAAATTTGAAAAGTATCTTTTACAAAAAGGTATAAAAAATATTGATAAGTTGGTAAGAAAAAATCCTAAACAATTTGAAAATGTAAAGGATCAAATTTCTAATCAAATAAAAAAATTAAGATTTGATCCTGATTATAGATTTACATCACTTCGTAGAGGAGCAGAGAATGTTGCAAGGAGATTTAGAGATATGCTTGCTCCATCAGGTATGAACCCTAATAAACTGGGTGATCCAACAAAGGTGAGACAAATAACAACTAGAGGAGCAAATAAGAAAAGTTGGTTAGGTAGTCAAACAGATCAACTTACTAAACCTCCTATCGGGGGAGACCCAATAGATGATGTAGTTGCAACACAATTCCCTAAAAATGTGAGGAGAAAACCCACACCTGATAATGTTGACTATAGATTAGTTCCAAATGAATTTAAAAATTTTGATGCTAAAAGTGTGATAAAAAGATTTAGGAGAAAAAAATGATACCCTTCAAGAAATTTACCAATAAAATACCAAAACCTTTAAGAAAAATTACTGGAACCGTTTTTGATCTTTCTCTAGCTCCAACAATATTCAATCAGGGTAAAGAAGGTAGTCTCACGGATAAAGCAATGCAAGAAATAGATAAATTTGTTGGTAGTAAAACAATAATAAAAAGTAGACCAGAGTTAATTGGAAATACGGATATTGGTAAAAGGACTGGTGAATATATTGCTAAAAAACTTAAACCACAGAAGATAAATGGGAGAAAAAAATGATACCAGTAGAAGGACATAAACATCTATATCGTGAAGAATCAGGTGCAATTGTAAATACTGATACAAATGGATATGCAAATTATATGAAAGCAAAAAATAAAAAATTAACTGAAAAGAGAGAAATAGAAGATCTCAGAAATGAAATTGATGAGTTAAAAAATCAGTTAAGACAACTTTTAGATAGATAAATAACTAAGATCGGTGATATTGTATGGCTGTATACTCCAGTAATTTAAGTATAAAGACAGGTACTACCTTCGCACAGGTTTTTACCCTAGAGGATGGTGTGAGTAATTCGCCCATTAATCTTACTAACTTTGGTATTGCTGCTCAGATGCGTAAGCATGCTGGAGCAACCACTGGGATAACAACTTTTACAACATCCTTATATGATGCAGTCGGTGGAAAAATACAAATCGGTCTATCTACGACACAAACTGCTGCTCTTAAACCAGGCAGACACGTATATGATGTTATCACCACTGATACTAGTGGAGTGATGGAATGTGTCGTTGAAGGTATGGTAATTGTATCGAAAGCAGTCACACAAACCTAATGGCAGACATTAAAGTTGTAAAAAACATAAACCCTATAACTATTAGGATAGGGCAAAGAACTGTTAAAAAGGTAGTTGCTTCTCAAAAGGCAGCAACGACTACCCTAAATACATTGCAGGAACTTGAGAATGTTCAAGATATTGACATTACTCAAAGGGCAGATAATACATTTTTAATGTATGATGCAGACACTGACAAATACCTACACGTAGATGCAGCACAAATTGTTGACCTAGCAGATTCAGTTGATGATGAAGCTTTTGACGCTGGAACGTTTTAATCAAACATAGATTATCAATAAATAATAACTAAAAGGTAGATTTTAAACAATGGCTGCTCCTGTAATAAAGTTTAAAAGAGGTGCCAACAGTAGTTTACCCGCTCTGAAAGCAGGTGAACCAGCGTTTGTAACTGATGAATTTGATTTTTATATTGGTCTGGATAACGATGCCAATAATAATAAATTTTTCGGATCACATAGGTACTGGACAAGAGAAACTAACACTGCTGGCTCTGCGGTAAGAATCGTAGAGGGTGCTAATAATGGCGACAATTATATAGAACTTAAATCACCTGCGACACTAGGTGGTAACTTAACATACACACTTCCTGCTACTAACGTTACTAACGGTATTTTACAAAACGATGGTAGCGGTAACTTAAGTTGGATGACAAGTGGAACACTTGTTGGTCCTATCACAATATCAGATACAACTGATTCAACTAGTAAAGATACAGGAGCTTTAATAGTTGAAGGTGGTGTTGGTATTGAAAAGAGTTTACATGTTGGTGCTGCTGTTTCAATCACTGATGACCTTTTTGTAAAAGGTGAATCAGAATTTATAGGTATTGTTACATTCCGTGGTGGAACTGTAAGACTTGGTGACTCATCTGCTGATGATATCGTAGTAGGTGGTGAATTTGCTTCAAGTCTTGTTCCAGATGACGATGATACCTTTGATTTAGGTTCAGCGACACAGCAATGGAGACATCTATACTTAGATGGAACTTTAGAAGCGGATGCAATTAATAACTCTGGTGTTACAACTACAACAGCGTTAAAGGGATTTTCATATTTACAAGCACCACATTCTGCTACCACACAGAACTTAGCTGTAACTGTTGCAGCGAAGTCCGCAGCACACAGGTATAATGGTACAGGTAGTAGTAATGGATATAAGATTGATGGTGTAGAATCACCAATACTACACTTCACTCCAGGTAAAACATACAGATTTGTACATGATAATACAGGAAGTCATCCATTAAAGTTTTACCTTGATGCAGCTAAAGTTACAAATTATACTACAGGTGTAAGTTTTCAGAATACTTATACTGAGATTACAATCTCAGACACTACACCTGCTGTTTTACATTATCAGTGTACTGCTCATGGTTATATGGGTAATGCTATTATTACTCATTCAAACGCAGTTAATACTCCTCATGATGCAACCTTTAAGGGTGCAGTGAGTGTAGAAGGTAACGTTGATCTTGGTAATGCAACTTCAGACACAATTACCCCAACAGGTAGATTTGACGCTGATATACTTCCAGCAACAGATGGTGCGATTGACTTAGGTTCATCTGATAGAGAGTTCCAAGACTTATTCATTGATGGAACTGCACAAATAGATTCATTAGTAGCAGATACTGCAGATATTAATGGTGGTACTGTTGATGGAGTAACAATCGGTGGTGCCTCTGCTGGTGCTGGTACATTCACAGACTTAACTGGTGGTAACATAAGAATTGGTGTTACTGGTGATAATGAGATTGATACATCAAGTGGAGGATTAACAATCGACTCTGCTGATGGTACAGTTACAGTTGATGACAACTTAACAGTTAACGGAACATTTACAGTATTAGGATCACAATCAATAATCAATACAGAAACCTTAAAGGTTGAGGATAGTTTAATTGAGGTAGGTCTTGTTAATAGTGGTGGATCATTAGTCGCTCCATCATCAGATGCTAACATAGACGTTGGTTTAATATTCCATTATTATAGTGGTTCTGCAAAGAAAGCAGCAGTTTTCTGGGATGATTCTGTAGGAAGAATTGCTTTTGGTGCGGATGTATCAGAGAGCACAAGTGTATTAACTAATTCCACACATGCTACGATTGAAGCAGGTGGATTATTTGTTAAGGATGCTGCAGGATTATCGGCAGTGATTAGTCACGATGGTTCATTAAGACAATTAGAGAATATAACTGTAGATGGTGGCTCGTTCTAACGAGTAAAGTATAACTTATAAATATAGGTGGGTGTATTCCCACCTTTTTTTATACTCTGTTATGGATGAAAACGAATATAAAATGATTTTGGGTGTTTATCAAAAGAAGACACACGAAATGCTTGCTCAAATAATAGCGTTAGAAACTAGAATTCTAGGGTTAAATAATGTTGTTGAGCAATTAAGCACAAAGGTAACTGATCAGGAAAATTTATTAATTCAACTGAGAGGAAAGAAAAAACCAAAAAATATTACACAAGACACTGAGGATTTCTAATGGCGAAACCTGCTTCACGAGAAGAATTAATTGAATACTGTAAAAGACAGTTAGGTGCACCAGTCTTAGAAATCAACGTGAGTGATGAACAGGTTGATGATTTAGTTGATGATGCATTTCAATATTTTCAAGAACGTCATTTTGATGGTATTGAAAGAATGTATCTCAAGTATCAGTTCACTCAAGGAGATATAGACAGAGGAAAGGCACAGGGAACAACAGGTGTGGGTATTGTAACAACCACTGGAACATCCACAGCAATAAGTGGTTATGGTACAACTACATCAAACTTCTATGAGACATCAAACTTCATTCAGGTACCTGAAACAGTTGTAGGAATAGAAAAGATATTTAAATTTGATATGAGTGCGATATCTGGTGGTATGTTTAGTATTAAATACCAGTTATTTCTAAATGACTTATACTATTTTAATTCAGTTGAATTATTACAATATGCTATGGTTAAATCATATCTTGAAGATATTGATTTTCTTTTAACAACTGAAGCACAGGTTAGATTTAATAAGAGACAGGATAGATTATATCTTGATATAAATTACAATAGTTTAAATGCTGGTGACTTTATCGTAATTGACTGTCATAGAATATTAGATCCAACAACATATACACAGTTATTTAATGATAGTTTTTTGAAGAGATATCTCACAGCTTTAATAAAAAGGCAGTGGGGACAAAACTTAATTAAGTTTCAAGGTGTAAAATTGCCTGGAGGAATTGAATTAAATGGTAGACAAATATACGATGACGCATTGAGAGAACTTGAAATGATTAAACAAGAAATGAGTTCT